ATCAGTTACGCCCGGCACGGCAAGCACGCTCGCGTATATTGAACCGAGCTGGTTGTTTGCATTGCCCGCCACCGACTGCCTGCGGCGATATTCGAAGTTCGCGCGTCCTTCAACATCCGCACCAAGAACGCCTGCGGCAGCATTGCTAACTGACGACCAACCGGATATGGATTTATATATAGTCTTCAGAGCGCCTATTGAGCACGGAATCGGCCCAGTGGTTTGGTTTTGAAACTCCACCATAACTGAACCATCTGCCCCAATAGTAGCGTCGGACAGTGAACCATATAAATATCCGGCCTCATCTTCAGCCATACTACCTGCAGGGATGATCGAACCTACCGATCCCGTACACGTGCAAGTTACAATCGTTCCAGAGGCAGGAATTCTTTCGAGAAAATACAGTCGCCCAATCCCATCCTGAAACTTGCCAGAGGAGAAATCCGGGTTAATGTTGTTAATTATCGCCAGTAGCTGGTCGTTTTTATCAGCAATTATTGCAGTATCTGATACTGCAATCTGACCTTGTGGAGTGGTCAATTCTTTGCTCATAGCCGTGCCGAGAGAAGAAGACATATCGGATAGCCTTCCAGCCAGAATCTCTCCCTCATCTGGCACATCAAGTCCGGTAGTTGAAAAAGTAACTGATGGCACTGATGATGATATTGTCGTGGTTGGCATTAAATTTCTCACATGTTAACTGTGTATTCGGTTCCGTTTGTGTCGACAACAACAATCACTCCTGTTGATGCCCGAGTGCCGCTGTTATTTATTACGGTGGCGGAAGCCTGAGCTATATACGGAAGCCGCATAGCTTCGTTCTCCAGATACGTTTGCACCGCCCCCGCTCCCGGTTGCACCCCCATAATATTTTCGAAGTAAGGGATGCCGGCCGTAGCGTTGTAGATGCACTCCCCACGGAGAGTCGAGCACGCTGTGGCAACATCCTGAGCACACGCGTAGGGATTATCGGTTGTTCTAAGATTGCCTTTGCCATCCAGTTCGATGTCCCAAGTGTCCGGGTTTAAGTAGAGAGACAGGGTTATCAAGCGACCTCCAGGCGTAAAAAAACCCACAAGAGTGGGCTTGGTTGTGTAGGTTAGGGTTTCCAGGAGACCATCTGTTTAGATTCAAATTTCCTCCTGTAAAGGTAAAGCCAAAATCAAAGCCCCCTCATTAATTCCATGAAGGGTCAATGCGATGACAGTGCGAAGGTTCTTTGAACTTAAGGTGCATTTCGAATGCTTCCCGCATCTGACGCGCCATCTCTGCAGGATTCATCCCGCCAGTTAGAGAACACATGCCCGGACAAATGAGTGTTGTGACCTCTAATTTCCGCGCTTCAGCCAATGCTGCAGAAAACGCTTTAAATGCATTCTGCGTATCTCCAACGTTCTGTGGAGTTTCCATCGTTGGTGCGACGATAAGATATTTCGGCCATTGAGGGCCAAATCCCATAGCGTGAACTGACATAGCATCACCTACCGGTAGATAGCCATCATAATTTTCCGCTATTTTTGACTGCACTCTGACCTGAAGCTGATAGCCATAAATTTGCAAATAAACCGCATCTATTCCGCCATTCATCCAGCCATAGCTGTTGGCAGGCGATACCAGAGCGTCACCACTTTCAAGTCGAATATCACCACAAGTTGCGCTTATTCTAGACTCCCGATTTGATGGACTAATGAGGTTAGAGAATGACTTTGAGAGCGCGTCGATTACGTTTGGATCAATATCAACGAATTTTATTTTCATGAGTAAATAGCTCTTGAGTTGTGGTCTCCGGGCATAAAAAAACCCGCCGGAGCGGGTTTGTGGGGCAGCGAAACTGACTGGCAACTTAAGCTACATCAGCTCCGTGAATAAGGTGACGCAAAGCTTCTACTCCGTTAGCATTGTAGCGGAAAGCTTCAACTTGCTTGCTGCTGTACGCTGACTTATCCATCACGTAAATGCCGTACTGGTCAGTCTTAAGGTTATTGGCATTAGATATGCGCCCAATCTTTTGGGCTGACGCGCCAAGCATCTCGCCAACCTGACCGGCTGTATAAAAATGCTCTTCCAACTTTGGCAGCGGAATGGCCTCAAAACCCGCCACTGGGTTAATAATATTAGCCGCAGCGCACTGCTTAGACAGGTCGCTAAGGTTAGGCATCATGTCAAAAAGCTGATGGACTGCTTCAACCGACAGCTTTAGTGTTCTTGCCCTGCGATACTCGGGAAGTCCTGAATTGCTTTTAGCTGGTATTGCCTCCCCTGACTCAAGAGCAGTCCAGCGGTCAATCACTGCCGCCCGGCGCTTAACATCATACCCGGTGATAAGAATTTCGCATTCCCTGTAAGGGAGTTGATACTCCTTCCTTTTCTTTCCCTGCTCATCCGTATAGGCCGACTCAAATTTGAGTTGGCTAATCTCAAGCTCAGAAAGCATGTTTTCAATATCACGAACCACGTTTGAATGACGCTTGCCTGTCAGGACGGCAATCTCACGGCTTGACATGGTGACAACAGATCTGGCCTTTGCTATATTTAATGAAGTCATTTGATTTCCTATTTCAGATTTGACGTAAGCCGCCAGCAGCCACTGGCGGTTTTTCTTTATGCGCCGTGCCATGCGCCTATCATTGAATCGCCCTCTCGACCTTATCGATAGTTTTTCTGTAAATTTCTAATGCATGACGCGATGCGAAATATTGAAAAAGAGCGCCTTCTACATCGTGGCCATTTGATTTTAATTGCCCCAAAAGATGCCCCAGCGGATTGGGATAATCTCCGCCATCCTCCAGCAATTTTGCCGGATATCTCCACGGTGCACTCAGGGTGCATTCGTCTATACCTTCCATCCAGCGATATTGATCATAAAAAGCCATTGGGTAAGATATTTGCATTGTCGGCAACAATTTCTCGCGCCCAAGAAACTCCCCCTCGATAACTTTACCCGCCAGATACTCTACTGCCTCAGCGGTCTGCTTCCATGACAGCTCGTCGATATGCTTAACGCCGAACTCTTTATGTACCAGCTTATAAACGGCCTGGTAAGTCATGCCGTACTTACCCATGATGCGGTTTACGATGCCGCGCAGAGGGGTTCTGTCGTCAACCGTTGTCTCTGGCTTGCGAAGCGCGGCACCTTTCGTCCAGTAGTCGTGGAGCGCGGTGAAGCATTCTTCCTGATAGCGCACCAGGCGATCGCGAATGTCTTCACGCACCTTCGCTGGATTGATGCTGAATAACCAGCCGTTGAGCTTCTTTAGTGGCAGGCAAAGCATCTGCTGCAATCCACCATTTGAAGGCATGGTCATATGACCACACCCAAACTTATCTGCTTGCCCAAGGAGTTTGCGGTATTGGGTTTTCCAATCTAAACCAATTCCTTCAACTACTGGCTTCATGGCCACATAAGCCACTCCTGCTGCCATAGCGGTGATAATGTGCTGACCGTGGAAAGGTAAGGAAGTGGTGTTTACTGCTTCAATAATTGCTATACTGTTCATCGTTAGTTTCTCGCGAAGTTGCTGACAAAATTGAAGCCTCAGAGGGTGCAACCTTTGGGGCTTCGTCGTTTTTATTGCTGAGCATTTTTCTGACCACTCAATCCATATGCCTTTCTAAGCTGGTAAATCAGTTCTGTATTGAATTGCCTGCATTCTTCCTCTCCGTTTTTTTCAATGGCCTCCCTTACATCCTGAGGAAATCTAACCTTTCTCTGGTACATTTCTTTTGCTTTTTGCATAGCCACCTCCGTCTGATGCCTCACCGTGAGGCAATCCAAGTGTCACACCGTGCGTCATTGATGTCAACCCCACCGTGGGGCATACTTTCGTTCATGAAGCTTAAACTTATAAATTGGAAGTTGACATGAGTAGAGAAGATCCGCAGTTTCGAATACGTCTTCCTGTTGAATTAAAAGGGAAAGTAGAAGAGTCAGCTAAAATTAATAACCGCTCTTTGAATGCTGAAATTGTCCATAGGTTAAACGCCAGCTTTCTAAGTGAAATTTCTTCAGATGAATTAATTTCCGCTCAGGACGCTCTTGAGATAATAAGCAAAGCCAAAGATGAGCTTTCAGGGGTAATCTTCAAGAGAACGTTTGCCGAAATCAACAGGAAGGTCAGGATGGGGCATACATCGTTCTCTATAGACCTAACAGATCTTGAATTAGATGGCCTAAATGAAAATGACTTTGAATCTGTTTTCAGCCTAACACTTGAGAGGCTTAAAGAACTTGGTTATGTCGTATGGGAAAAAACATGGGATTCTCAAGGATTCATGTGTGCAATCCCTGAGTAGTAATTTCACCCTATAACAAAAAGCCCATCTGAGTGGCACCAGACAAAACCTCTAAGGAGAGAACATTGTCCGAATCCAAAGCAATTTTCATCATCATGTGGGTAGTCACTTTCTTTCCTTGCTACAGGATGGCGAGGAAAGCAGGCTTTGACTGGCCGATGGCTATCTTTCTGTCCATACCGGTGATCCACTACATCTCGCTGTACTTCTTTGCGTTTAGAAAGTGGCCTACGCTGCCAAACGCATAAAGAAGCCCATTTGAGTGGACGCACGTATGAACAAGCTTACTAAACTCTATGCGATTGCCCGAAAGGGGCTGTCGTATTACGAGAAAACACCAGAACCTGCCCTCATGCAGATGGCCATACAGTGTCGCCCCACTGAGGTGGCTGCTATTCACATCAGGCTAAAAATGTTCAATGCCGAAATGGCGATGACCCCGGACTGGGACGGTGATACGCAAGACCAAATTTGGGACGCCATCGAAGAACACAAGAAGATACTCAGATTGATCGATAAAAAACCCACCTGATGGTGGGCTATTGATGTGGTTAAAGACTACCTTCTGATCTTGCCGCTCAACAACAGCTTCCCTACTTCAGGGATGTACTTATCTGGTTGTTGATAGCAAATTTGTGCTGCATAGGTGGTATTACTATGCTGCCGCGAAAGAACAAATGCTTCGTCTTTATTGGCTTTGTAATACGACAGCATCCTGTCAACGTAAAGCAACGCTCCATCGCCATAAATCGGCCTCAAAGCATCTGTTGCAACCTTTATAAGATAGTCATTGTCATTGTTCACCACCGCCTGTGCTATTACTCGATTAGCGTCTATCACGTTCATGCATGCCTGGAACAAAGGCACAGTATTTTCTTTAAGAGACTTGTTCCTTGCCGCCAGGTTCTCCTCAAATCGCTTAGAAATATAATCACTTCTCTCTAACTGCTTGAGAGGTGGCGATGACTTAACCTTCATTGCGAGTTGCTCTTGGCCATCACTATAAAGGATAAAATCTGCTAGTGTTTCTGCCTCTAATTTTGTAATTCTAACCTCTAAGTTGTTCGGACATTCATAAGTAGCAGAAGTGCGCCTCTGCCCCTCAGCACCTGAAGAACCCATGCTCACACTGTCGCAGTGCATTGGCAAAGAACCTAAATAATTAAAATCGACTGACCCCATCCATACGTTTTCGTCGTCTTTACTGGTTATCTGAGCTTTGAATTGACCATCAACCATTTGAAGGTTGGTTTTTATCGTTGCTGCTGTAGCGAAAGCAGAAAGAAAAATTAAAGGAATAACGACTATGTGTTTTTTATACATATCTTTCATCGCCAAAGGAATTTATTCGACATCTCATCAATTCTTATCAATGAAAGCAAGTTGTTTAAGGTGTAGGCGGACCTGATGTATCCTCTCCGCGCTGGATGCTAGTTGTTCTGTGTGTTTTGAGCGAAATATCGCCCGCCATGAAATCTTCTGGTGTTGTGGCTCCATTAGTGAACATCGCCTCCCCGCCATAATTACCAGCGCCTTGGGTGAGTTGACCATTAACTTCTATGACCGGAGAGTTTAAAGAGACTTTTTCGGCTGCATTCACCGCAACGTTTTTTCCATTAACATTGATATTCATAGGGGATGTGATATCTATGCCTCCATTGTGGAAATGTGCATACTGCGTCGGCTTGCCATTCAGCGATGCTATGCCTGTTACATAAACAGCATCTGCACGTGAATGCATTCTTTTGCTTCCTGGCGCAGATTCAGTACAGGTCATTTTGACATTGCTTATATCTCGATCGCAAATTGCAACCAGCCCGATATCTCCTACTTCTGGATCCATGACAACGGCACTACTTCCCCTACCTAATCGTACATATGGAATGCCATAAATCTCTTGGCTGTCAATTTTCTCATTATCAGTTGTCAACCCATGTAACAGCCTTTTAACCGTGACTGTTTCAGACAATGGGTCAACCTCTTCAATTCTTACGATGTCAATGAATGCATAACTTCCGATCATGTTCCTCATAGCAAAAATCAGAGCGTTGCCTTCTGAGGATACGTCTTCAGCTTTTTGATTAGATGCTGTCATTTTTCCCTCTGTTAAGACAGTGTTGGCATGGCTACCACCATCGATTCCCACGGCCCACCCTCAACCATACTCGATAGATAGTGTGTAGTGCCGGGATCAATACGATACTGCCCAGATCCATTGGGAAGAGATGTCTCTAAAATCACTTTCCGACCAACCCTGATTGAACTTGAGAATACACATCTGAAATTAATTCCGAGGTCGTAAAATATTGGATAGCCAATAAGTCCATGCTGAGGTGACACAAATGGCGTTACTCCATCGATAGGTTTTTTCCCTGTATAAATTGATGCCACACCTACATCAACATCAACGCTAAACCCATAATCATGTGCAATGGTATTTATTTGGGCTATTGCATTTCCTTCATAATAAGGATTAATCGTTTTTACTTTCACGTCGACATTTACAAAAGCCAAGCCTACTTTTCTACATATCGACTCGACCAAGTCGGCTACTGCCGTCTCACCTCTAAATTTTGTCGGAGAACAGGGAACCACCCTTTCATAGCCCAGCGCATTGGCTGTAATCTCAATGGGCGCATCAGGCATCTGGTTGAGGTTTATTCTTGATGCAACGATAGTTCCGAGAAAAACTGTTTCACCATTGGCTTTCACCTTCACAAGGTTTTGCTTCTGAGCTATGTATTTTTGGGCTTTAACTGTGAGTTTTGCCATGTAGTCAAGCGACAGTCCCCACAGTGACATCTCCATCGTAGTGCCGGTAACACCACCGAAAGCAGAGATTGAGACTTCACACTTCATGTTTCTCAAGGTCAATATGTTACCTTGCGCTTGGTCGAAAGTTCCTTCACTGAGCGTGAATTCCACCTCAAGTTCGCGTTTTTGATATGTCATCTGATCCTCTGTGCAGATCATACGTCAGGACAGATACCTATCCTGCAAAGGAATATGTTGATTGCTCCGAGATTAGCGTCAACCAAAGAAAAGGTATGGAGTTTAATGGCAACATTAATCAATGCCCTTCTGATCTCTCCAGCTGCTTTTGCCTGATTTTCACCACTTAGACTTGCGATTTTTTCCAACTCATCTTGGTAATTTCAGTTCTTCCGCAGTCAGATAATAGAGTTTAAATCGTGTGCCGATTTCGTCGTACGAGGGATCGAGACTGCCTTTGCTGTCGATAAACACGAGGTCACCGACAAATCCAAGATAAGCGTATCGAACCATTCTGGTGCTGTTCAGACAAATTACACCTTGCATGATGGCCTTGTCGCCAACATACAAATCCATATAAAAACCTGTCGATCGCTGATGCAGCTTTATAGAACATGATTGTCCAGCAAGCGTAACGTTAACTTTCTGCGATTTGCTTGGTTGCAGTGATATTTCTTGCATTACATCACCACCTCTCTCACAAATTTATTTACACCGTTCTGAATTTGAGTTGCTACGGCGGTGCTGGTCTGCGTCCAGACTTTAGAAGCGGAGTCCGCAGCTGAATTAATGCCGGAAACTATTCCAGAACCGCTGGTTGCTAAAGCTTCAGAGAGCGAACCATTACCGCTGTCCCATGCATTTTTAACTTCATCAAGTGTCACTGGCTTTGCAAAAGCCTGGGTTGTATCTGTAGAGACCGCGCTTTGCTGGCTGGAGTTGCCGTTGCTCGTTGGCTGACTCTGTGAGACTGAGCTGGATATAACTACTTCGCCTATATCCATTACCTGCTGGAAGGTAGCGTTGATCGTAAGGAGCGTCTGCCCTTTCTGTGCGCCAACGTAATAGTCGTAATGAACCAAGTCATAACCTTCATAAACCTGGTCAGGTGTCTCGATGTTATAAGTACTGGCGGTGTTCTTCATCCGCTCGAGAATCCGAAGAAGTTCTGTACGACTTAACGTTGAGAACTCCGTGACGTTGGGCACCGAACCACTGAAGGCCGTCCATCCTTGCAAGACAAAAACAACCCTCAGTTCGTTTGGCCGGCGAACCTTGTTATATGACGAGTAACTCCCCTTTTCTATCGGGGAATTGACAACTACTCCTTCTCCGTAAGGCTCTACCGATACCCAGCCAGAAGGTATGAAAACCTTATCACCGACATTTAATGATTGAACGTAACCCGGGGCAGGCCCCTGCCCTGAAAATGCAGCCAGAGATATTGCTGGATCTATAGTTCTGTATGTTATCCCCCATGATGGGGATAGCGTGCTATTAATAATTGAGAAGATACTGCCGGAGTTTATTGCCGACAGTAGCGTGGCCTCATTCAGGGAAAAAGCCATAGGAGAAGCCCTCCGCGTTAATTTGATTGCCCCGAGTTGAATGCAATGACTCTGACCCTGTTTTCTGCTTTGGATGCTATGTCTGTTGCCAGCCTGTCCACCGATTGCGGGGATGAATTCAACTTCACATCAGATATGTAGTATTGATTCCCCGCTGCGCCTCCACGGGGCTGCTCTCTCACGTTGTCTACAGCCATTCCTGCGCCGGGGCGGAATCCTGACATTACAGCAGGCACATAATTTCGGGTTTCGAGAGGGGCATTGGACAAGCCTTTGTTTTTAACGTTTCCAATTCCCCAATTGTATGCTGCCAGCGCGGATTCAATGTCGCCACCAGTCTGATCCATAAGCCAGCGAAGATACTTAGCTCCGGCCTCAGCTGACTTGCTCGGATTAAATACGTCATCTCCACTTAGACCGAGGTCTTTCGCTGTACCCGGCATTAACTGAAACAAGCCCTTTGCGCCCGCTTCTGATTCAGCCTGGGGATTACCTCCAGACTCAACCGACGCTATGGCGTTGAGAACCCCAACTGGCAATCCATACTTGGCTTCCAGTTGCCCGAACTCACCTGACATCGCCCCGAGTAGGGCTTTACCCTTTTCACCAAGCTTCGCAGAAAGAGGGTTTAGCGGAACATTCGGTTGATAACCGACATCCGCATTAGCTGATGGCACCAGAGCGCTTGCGATGGTCGACAACAGAGTTTTTGATGTTTCCCAGTAGGACCTTTCATCCTGTTGTTGTTTTCTCTGCTCTGGAGAGGGTGTAAATCTTGCGGAGTCCAGCATTGCGCGCGTAGCTTGCTGCTGAGGGCTTAAGTATCCTGCTGATGAGTCTGGAATTAATCCTTCAGAACCTGCATTTTTCTGTAGTGATGATTGAATCTGCCCCTTTGCTTCATCAGACATGCCTCCCAGAAAACTTGGCAGATAGTAGTTGAGCGTGTCATTGAGTTTTTCGTAGACGCTATCTTTCCGTGCATCAGCCGCGCTCTTGGTTATACCCGGTAACGCATCCTTTCCAGACGGCTTACCATCCTCAGTTCCGTGCCAGGCCTTCTTGAATTCCGAGCCAGCAGTGACAAAGTCACCATTGTTCAGAGCGTTCAGTGCATTCACAAGATGGTCAATCGTACTGCCAAGCTGCTTGAAATTAGACATCAGATTTTTGATGTCATCTGCCAGAGTCCATTGCCCCAAGTCAGTTCCTGTTATGTCCTTTATGTCTTGCTTGAAGGACTTCCAGAATGGTGATGAATCAGATGCATTTTTACTCCACTCTTTGATTAATCCATTTAACGTGCGAATAGTTGGTATGAGGCTGGTGTATAGTTTGTTTTTGAGGTTGTCAAAATTCTGACCAAGATCTGTCCACGCCTTCGTAAACTCAGCAGCTGCAGTGAGTGACTCATTGGTTATTTGAGATGAGTTTTTATACTGCGTGGCAAGCCTTGGAAGCTCCCCACTTCGCATCGCCTGATACAGGGCGGCGTCGTTCCCGGTAATTTTGTTACCAATGTACTGAGCGCGGTCAGGATTGCTCTCCTTCTGCAACGCCTCGGAAAACTTCCTCATCATTTCATCAGCAGAGTCTCTCGTAGGGTCAAAGGTTACACCTGTATCTCCGCTAAGCATTGCCATAACCCCGTATAACGGATTTGAGGCATCCCCACTATTAAGAGCTAATGCTGCATCTCTGATGTTGAAAAGCGTCTGAGATATCTTCCCAGCGCTTGATCCTACCGCCTCAGCAGACCTTGACCATCCATCAAGCTCTCTGGCTGACATACCCAGCGCTTTTGATTGCACCGAAAGCTGCTGCAGATCGCTTGTTGTATTTTTAACTAGTGACGTGACACCACCAAAAGTAAGGCTAACTCCGACAAGAGCGAGTAACTCGTTCTTTATTCCAGAGAAAAAGCTTGCTGCCTTTTTCCCCTGAGCTTCCATTTCCTTGGCGGTTTTGGATGCATCTTCGCGGGATTCCTTAAATCCTTCGATGACCTCCTTTCTTTTCTTCTCGTAGTCACTGGCATCCAGCCCAAGAGTGATCATCAAGGCGTCAATTACAGTCCCGGACATCAGGATTCCCCCACTACTGATTTATTGTGATTATCCACAGTCTGTATCTCAATTAGCCACCACATATCCTGCACGCTGTAAACCGTGTCCAGCTCATGCAGTGTGGCCAGCTTCCCTGAGACAACGGAGGCAATAGTGCGCGGCATGTTTTCATACTGAGCCAGGCCTCTTACTTCTTCAGGGAGCTGAACAGACAGGTCTAATCTGCGGTGGCCTGCAAGAAAGCCACGTGAAGTTTGAATGCTTCGACCTTAAGGCGAAAATACGTACTGGACTCCTCGATATGGGAATCATCGAGGGGAATCACAACGCCAGGGCTGGCGACATACTCCACGCAGGAAAGCAACTCATCCATTAATGGCTTTGAGTAATCAAACGAAACTTTAGCGAGAGCGGTAATGCCGAACTTGGCTAAGGCAACCATACCGGATCCCATGATTGAGTCGTGCAGAGCCAAAGTGGCTTCATCAGCCCCCTCCGGCTTTTCGGCAGACATAGCAACCAGAGATTTTGTTATGTTGGAAGGGATCTGAATACCAGTTCCAATCAGTGCACTTGCAACACGGAATGCCCACTCTTCACCTGCCCGCGCGGCCATTTCTGTAATCTTAAACTGCTTACCTTTATCGCGACCGTTTGCCGTGACAGTGAAGATTTTCTCTTTGCGTGCCATTTATGCCTCTTATGCAGGGTTATAGTCCGAACCAACGATATCCTCCCACTCAATAAGACCAGCCATTGGCTGAAGAATACGAGCAGCAGAGGGAATTGCTTTCCATGATTTGAAAATGCCGTTGGTCAGCACAAATTTACGCCCGAGCGATGGGAGATAAATGGTTCCGTTGCAGCGGAACAATGATTTAGTCGTTCGCTGGGTTTGGTACCAGGTATCAATCCTGCTACGACTTGGGGAATCAGGCAGAATATGGAACGTCCAGGGTAAGTCACCAGCCACCCAACCACCAGTCAGCTTGTTGTCGGCGGTACGGACGGTTTCGGCAATAACAGTGTCGCCCATGTCAAAGATGTTCTGCGCTTCGAACTGCTCCAGTCGGAAACCTGATGGGTAAAGGTTCACAACTGAAATGTTAATAATGCAGTCTGCGCTGGTTAGTGAATTAGCCATCAGGCGACCTCAATACTGTTCAGGGTGAGTTGCTGGATAAATCCGCCATCGGTGTACCAGAGATAAACTTCCGGTGACGTGCGGGCTGCGCGCATAGCTGCTGTGAAGGGCCCGATATACAAATAGTAGCCAGCTGAGCGCAGAGTTTCTGTAGGGTCGATGCCAGTGGCATTTTTGATGGAGATAATCTGATTATCGTCCAACTCAGTGCCGGCGCTAATGCCACCCCATGCTTTAAACTGCTCAATTGTTGATGTCATACACCCCTCAATTGCAGCCCGTCCTGCTGAGGCATATGGAATGTAAGTTTCAGACTGGAACAGAGTAATGACATCTTTCTGCAGGTTTGCGTTTAGCCATATCTGACCGGCGTAAGCATCCAACCATTTGTAGTCACCTGTGATAGAGCCAGGACGCCATTGGTTGGTAGAGAAAGCATTCTCAGCATAATTGCCATAGAAGTTATATCCATTGGCTATAAGTGCAGTTGAATCTGCAGCATTTCTTGCGGTTGGCAAAAGCCCATCAAGCACCCGGAAAGCCAGTGAGCGACGACCGTTCAGCTGATTGAAATTGAGGCTGGAAATGAATCCAAGAACGCTTGCTGCGTGCGCGGCTCCCCCATAAACCGGCGACACGCCAGCGTATCCATAGGTTTTGATAATGTCGAAGGTCATAGTTTCTGTTGAGCCTGCCACAACTGCTGCGCCTTCCTGAGTGAAAGGGACATAAATAAATCGGTTCGATTGATTGTTTGTCCACTCGGAAAAGGCCAACGCCTGACTATTATCTGGCTCAAAAGCCGTAGAGAAACCAGCCCAGTTCTGAACATTATTCACTACGCTCGCCATGGCATCAGCAACTACTGCTGGTGCTGCACCTTGTGAGATAACCGCGCCAGAGGAGGCCGTTAATTTTAGCTCGGATGACAATGTGCCGGTTGCATACGAGACAGAGCTTGATTCCCCCGCTGTAGCAGAAGTGATGACAAAGGCCTTTTGCGTCGTATCGTATTCGACGGTGACACTTGATCCGATGCTGGCTTCAATCAAATCAGCAGCCTGTGCAAAACTGGTCGCTGAGCTCAAATCAATATCTGCAGAAGTATGTGAAGTGCCGTCAACCGTTAGAGTTAACATTCCGGATAACAGCTTTAACTGATCAAGAGTCATGCCGACCATTGACCCAGAGCGCAGCCATGCTGCAGCAGAATCAGCATTAAAGCGCGAAATCAAAATTGCGCCTGGAGTGCGGGATGAATTTTTATATCCCTTAAAATAGATTGTTGCCATTGCGGACTCTGTTGATGCACTGCCGAAATATGCAGAGACATCTTCTGGCGCATTAAACGTCAGTACAGTGCCTAATGGTGCATGCTCATTTTCAGTTAGAATGAGCCCGCTCAGGTCGAGCGCAGATCCGCTTGGCGACAATACGCCAGGAAGGATTTTAACGATTTGGGAAAGAGGAATCGCCATTTAGACATTCTCCGGTGGAAAGTTGGCATCAACTGAGTTCGCGCTGACGCTTGCATTTGTCATGAATTGTTGAGGAACAACGACAGCGGCAGGAATTTGTGAGTGCACGTCGCACGTCCAGCGGTTTTCCCACTGCGCTTCTCCGTTGATCATCGTCATTTGTTTAGGGTCCGTGGCAAAAACTGGAGTTATCAGCGGCAGGTTTCTTTCAGCGGAGCTCCGCCTGAACCATTCACAGGTATAATCCGTGCGGTATAACGTTGAGATGATGTTTGCGAACTCCTGAGCTGAATCTCCATAGAAATCCAGCTGGCATCGCCATACGGCTGTTCGCCTGTGTGTTTCTGTACTGATGTCGCTATCGGGCTCAAACTGATACGACACGGCGTTTGTGGACAGGCCATCCACGCCGAGCGGGGTCATGACAATAAAATTTCCTGTCGCCATGGCGGTTCTGTTCTGCTGTGCCTGTCGGCAGGAGGTTACTGCTACATGAGAGGTGAGAAAGTCCCGAAGCGAATAAAAAAGCCCATCCATAAGCGGAGTGACTGTTGCTGTCATTATCCCTCCTGTAAGCGGAGAGCAAGTGAACACCAGTCAGGCCACAGCTCGATAACAGTCGGGATCATCCACACCTGCTCACCAATGATTAACAAGTCTCCACCTGAGCGCCCGGGGCGGTTGATAGCACTGAAATTACCGTTGACGTAGAATTTCTTTTCAACGCCGGTAATATTCAGGCCATCCAGATGTTGCAGGTCGCGCCAACTTAAAGGCTGCAACTGTCCGCTCACCGAAACATCCGTGTATGTAGGTTCAACACGACCCGATGGGGTTTCTGTCTCACCGGCGTACACCCGGACAACGGCATTTATGAACGGATTGACGCTACCAATGGCCCCGGACGCTATCTGATGCAGGTTCATTCTTGCTCTCCGGTGATAATTTCGAAGTTCACGGCCTTTTGCATGCTTCCGGAATCAACCAGCGTTTGCGTGGGGTTAGCGCGTCCTTTTTTGGTTTTCAGTTCAACTGTGTGTTCAGCGTTCGGTGGGGGAACAATTTTTTCAATGGTGTCCCGGATATCCTGCACCATTACCTCACCGAGTACGCTAAAGGCGCTGTTAATGCCTTCGGGCGTCGCAGGTTTCCTGCTGATAAGTTTTCCAAGGGTATCGGCCCACTCGCCTGACTTATCCGCGACCGTGTTTCTCATAAATGGCCGCGCCGGGATATCGCGCGTGCCAAACTCATTGGCGGCGGCATAAGGTGCGATTAGCTCATTATTTTCTGAGTTGGTCGCCCCCGCCAGGATGCCGACATTCATTTGAAGCTTCATACGCTCACCAATGCTTGCCAGTGCAGCTTCGAGCTTGTCTCCACCTGATATCTTTGACATTACTTACCCCCAAGGATGATGGTATTTCTGAGCGATATACCGACCACCCACAACATATTTTCTCGTCGACTGCCAGTAAGAAGCGCCACAGGGGGTAGATTTAAACCAGGATGCGGTTGCCACATCCGGCACGGCGAAAGAAACGCTTACGGAACCTTCAGATGCGCCTGACACTGGGCCTGCCTGTCCACCACCCCACAAAGCCACCGTTGCAAGATGGCAAGTCAGCATATAAAGCAATGTTTTCCGATCCTTGATTCCTTTATCCGGCTCGTAGGGCACTATCGAGTCGACTGTGTTATCGAGCATCAGGCAGGCAGTATCGAAAGCATTTTCGAGCTGGGCGGGAGTAAGAGCACCGGAGAATCGAGGATAGACAGACAGGAATTCGTCGCTGTTAAAAACAACTATCGCCATCATCAGCCCTCGCTGGTTGAAGCCTCTGTGGTTTTGATCGTCTTGTCATTTTTTACATCAACCGGCTCAAGTCCGTGTTTTACTCCCCTGGAATCAGTCGCCATATCATCAGCGCTGGCGTTATCGCCTGCATAGACCAGCGTACCATTTGAGAACTGTGGCATTTTTCCATAGAGAGACAGCACTTCCTCCCATTCATCAGCCGGCACGACAGTGCATCCAAAACCACTGGTCAGAACGCCCTTTTCGAGGCCGATAAGATGGAAGTCGCTGCCTACCAAGGCAACTTTGCGACCCTTAGAAATATCAAAAACGATACCGTGCGGATGCTTCAGACGAACGTAAACAGAGTCAGACATAGTTGTTTCCTGAGGTGAATAAGCAGCCTCCTCGGAGGCTGTATTTTTACGCGGGCGGGCCATGAATTACACCATGCCTGTCATTTGTGCTACGGCAGCAGGAACCCGGATAACTCCACCGTAAGTAGTACCTGTAACCTTTTGCGCAAAGGAGGAAAGTGACGGAATAATGCGACCCATACGGATTTTCTCACCAAAACCGAGCAGGCCAGTTTCGTTACCGAGAACCTCAGGCGCAATCATCATCATCGTCTCTGATGCTGCTGGAGCATGAGCTGCTCCCAATTGCGGCAATGAAACAAACTCCAGGTTGGGAAAGTACTCCTTCAGCATGGACATTACTGTCACGCCAAGTTGCGTTGGCTCAGCCAGTAAAGTACGCAGAGCTGGAGAGGTCGCCAACTTCAGACGTGACTTCTCATCAACCAGACCATTCAACTGTGTTACCAGCTGAGTAAACAGCTTGATAACGTCATTGTATCGGGCAATGGCATCTTTGGATGACCAGGCTGTAACGCCGTCCACTGAAATTGGAGTGGTTGACGCTGGCAGATTTGGATCGTTCAGCACGCCATAAATCTCTTTGCCAGCTACGCCGAGCAGATAGAACTTGTTTGCATCGATGTCGATTGTTGTCGCTGCTGAGCGCTGCTTGCTCGCGGCGAGGTTAATTTTCACCTGCGAGGCCATATCCTGCTCCAAATCTCCGTACTCAATAATGGTCTGGAACCGGTATTGCTCGCGCGTGTGCCACTCTGAGTTGAAGCCTGATACACCGAACTGACCGAAGTCAGAATAAGCAGCAGTGCTCCCGGTGATTTCATCTGCACGCCATTTAAAATAAGGTGTGGTCCAGTCACCGCGCTTTTCTTCATTGAACAGTTCGCGGGCATTTCGTGGCGCGGTCAGAATTTCGATTACAGTCGGGTCGATATAAGCCAATAGCTCAGCCGGAATGGTAGAGTTTGGCGTGGTGATTAGCGCGGCGTCATTGACGATATGCGGCATGTTCTCAGGCGTGATCCACTCGCGGGCATTTCGACCAAAGTCAAAACCGTAGGCGCGCGCCTGTGCAAAAGTTGGGTTTGGCATTTAATTTTCTCTCCATCCGCACGTGAAGAATTCCACCGGCTTATTCCAGTGTTTTTTTACATGCGGATTTTATTCAGTGATTAAGCGGCGGGATTCCAGTTGGAAATAAAAACCAGTCCATCAGCAGAGCGTACTTCTTTTACGACAAATCCGGTTTCAATAGAGCCGGCAACAGTCTCACCAGCATCGGCATAGCTGATAGTGCCATCAGTTGTTGATGCGAAGGCTTTCTGACCAATGGTTGGTGCGGCACCGGTATAAGCTGAATAGAACTCGCCGATAGTTGCTACCGTTACAGGTGTTTTATCAGTGATACCCAAAGTGCCGCTTGAGGTGACAACGTAGTTGTAATAATTGATGACCCGCTGCACGAAGCCAGCTACGACCGTGCCAGATGTTTTCACCTGATTAGCCAGATCAGTTCCCTGAAACACAAAGCGCCCGACATAAACCACTCCTTCAGCGAGTGGATTACGAGGCAGGTAAACAACTGGGTTATGTGATGCCCGGTCACCGACTACTGCGCCGGAGTAGTACAGACCAACTTGTTTTTGCAGAGCCATAACGCCCCCCTTAAAGTTTAATTTTGTTGAGACCAGCAAATGGGCCTTGCAGAGTACCCGGTGCTGCGTCGAAAGTTGGGGCTGGAGCCAGGCTAGGCTTGTTTGCTGCAAGCATATCGACCATGCCCTTGTATGAGGATTTTTCGTACTGTCCAATTTTCACACCTTTCTGTTTCAGAGCGTGTCCATAGATATCCTCTGCACTATCGAAGGCCATTACATCAACCTCTCCAATAAGTTCACGAACCTTACGTCCTGCTTCATTGAGGCTGCGAAAATGGCTCTGCGCTTCAGTGCGAGCCTGCAGTTTAATGGCATTGGCATCCATCGCCGGTGCGCCATCTTTTTCAGAAGCTGCCTTATCTTTCTCGGCCTTCTCTTTAGCCTCTTTCTCTTCCGGCGTCAGCTCGTCATCACCAATTGGCTCTTCAAGGCATTCAAGCAGCTTAACCAGCAACTCATCCGGAACTTTACCTTCGAGCATGGCTCGCAGGCTCTCGGATACGTTGTCATCATCAAATGTGGTCTCTTCTTCCACCTTGATCTCTTCTTCCGGTTTGACTTCTTCTTCAACCGCTTCCATCAGCTCAGCCAGCTCTTCAGGCTCAATTTCCATGTCCTGTGCCAGCTGATTACCGTACTTACGCACAACGGCTTTCGCCAATGTTGCCGGTTTTTTGTATGAGCCTACCAGCTTGGTCAGATCAGCGTGTGCTGCATCCATAGCAAGGCGAGGCTTGAGGTAAGTAGACAGGGCTGCACGCACCGCCACCTGTGCTCGGGTAAGTTTCATATTCTTGGTTACCTTTTTTCTGAGTGTTGACGGCATTGCGTCGTGAACTGCGACATCGGGACCGGCCCGACCTTCTTTTACCAGCGCTACATGATTCCCTCTGATATTTCGCATCACGAAATCGTAGTGAACGCCGTTAAACTCACCGGCGGTGAAATCCGGTTCGAAATAGTACCCGCAGCTGATTTCTTTCAACTTTCCGCTGGCGATCGCATCAATGGCCGACTGGTCAGTTACAGTTAATGAGTTGTCAAGATATGGCGCACTCCATACTGGAGTCGTGCCAATTGAGCCAACGCGTTCGTCTTTGAGTGGCGTTCCAGCTGAGTCCTGTTTGTGGACAATCAGAAGCGGCATACCGTTGAAAGTGTCTTTAGCCTTATCCAGCTCCGCTGCTGAGCGATAGCCGTAATACACCCGTTCGGGATCAAGCCCCAGGTCTTTATTTCCTGGTATTTCTCGTCCGTAATACGGCGCAACCTGCTCTTTAGTGAGGTGTGTCTGCGATACATGGAGGTAGCCGTTTTCATCTATTCGTCGACGGCTGGCTTCGTCAAAGGCCAGCGCGTAAGACGACCTAAGCTCCGCCTCCTCCCGTGTGGGATAAATTTTCCCATACACGTTTCGGCGAAACCCCCTCCTGCCGCTTTTAAATGTTACTTCTCGGATTGGCATGGTTATTTCTCTTTTATTTTCGCCTTCAGCGCAGCACGGACGGCCATCGCCAGGCTGTCATCGTCATACAATCGTCGGAATTGGCGGTGGCGGTGCGGGCCGCACAACCTTATCCTCCGGTTTGTATGGCGGTAGGGTTGGGGCATTTCTTCCCACGCTTACCTCGCATTTCAGGCAATGAAAAAGGCCGCACATAGCGACCTTGTTATTAGATAAATGCTTACTCAATTACTGGCCTGAACTCACATTTACATCCGGGAAGCTCTCCAGGCTGAACAAATCTTTTAAGATGGGAGTCCCAAAATCCCACCTCGAGATCGTATTCCTGTCCATCAGCCTTAACGTGAGAGTGCCGGTATGACTTGCTTCCACCCGACCGATGCTTGACGATTCCTTTTTTAACGCCTGCGCTAATCATCCTGCGACGGGATATCTCGTTTGAAGCTTTGTTATTTTGGTCAACTGCAATAAATCGCGCACGGCGCTCAGTTTTGCCATATCGCTTCTGAAGCTCTTCCTTTAGAAAGCTGATATCTCGGCCTCGACTAACACTCTCCTGCACCAGCGTACTGACCTGTGTCAGATACTGTTGAGGTATCGACTTAATCAGATTGACCTGAGTTTCATAGAGACTGTCCAGTACGTTCCGCACTTCCGGGGTCATGCGCATGTTCACGGTCATGCCAGCGGCTCGTAGCTTGTTGCTGACAGAGCGTGAGGCATAAGCATCTGCCCTGCGAACAAACCAGATCGCTATGTCATCAGCTTTTTTGTCGAACTTTTTGCGCCAGCTCGCCATTACGGAAAGCAACTTCTTATTCAATAATTTTGCCGGGGAAGCATCGCCAACTATTCGCGCCTCCTGCCGTTTATACTCGGCGGATAGCCAGTAATCTACGGAAGTGCTCATCTCTTCAACCAACGACTTGAGCTTCTTCTCGTACTCCTTCTGGAGACCAGCGTTCGCCCGAGTTGCCGCTGCCGTTCTGAGTTTGACTCTCTTCGGCATCATCTGTCTCCGGTAGTGCATCAGCATCTATGCCAAAATAACCGCTGTCAGGGTCTTCCGATAAGCGCTTGCGCACCTCAAGCTCAGACAGTACCCCCTCTTGAAGCAACACAGCATCGGTGTCTGCTTTCGTATTTTGTGTAGTCGCTGTTACGCTCTCATCATCTTCATTTAGTCCTGAGAACTTGAATGTGACTGATTTGTCGTAGCGACCGAGTTTGACGATTTGCAGGATGTCGAGCATCTTCTGAAGCGGCCCACGAAGCACCTTTTCCTGCTGGGATAGCGTATGGTCATTGTTCGTCTTGATATCAGAGTCACCGGTGTTAAACCCTGCAGGTGACAAGCCCAGCGTTTTAACGACGTTAGTCCGGTTTATCATCACGACGAATTCGAGTTGTTGGCGTACGATATCTGTAACACCAGATATTGGCGTGGTGATGTTGACGATATCTTCCATCTTGTGATCAATCGCCAGAACTCCATCATTAGATCGGTAAGCCGCCATGTATTGCAGACGAGGGTCTAGCGAACTGGTGGCGTTCGGATTCGTCAGTATGTCCTCCATGTCTGTTTTCAGCACGGTCAGACTGAACTTTTCCAGCAGTCGTGATTCAGCTTGCCGAGCATCCTGAAAGTGGATGACGTAGTCATAGAGTATCTGTGCCTGTGGCAGGCCAAGAAAGTTATAATTTGGCTTCAGAATCATCGGTACTTCGTTGCCACATACCCGAATCAGGCGACTGCAGTGCACTTCCGTACCGAGAACCCACCACGTCTGAGGCTTAAAATAAGTAGGGCTCAAAGGGTCTGTCGATTCATAATTACCGGGGAAGATATTGATCGGCTCAATAACAGTGAACCGTTTGAACTCTTTCAGTTCAGCGGACTTCTCGGAGATATCCAAAGGCATTTTTAAGCCCTCTCCACGCACTCCGGTATCGATGAAAATCAAGCAGCCACCGAAGTAGCCATCAAATTCAGCGGACGTGTGGCAAATGTCGCGCACTTCGTAGTCAATCATCGCTTCGTCGAGGGCTTTTTTCTCGTCGCTGTCGTCACCATTGCCGTTCACATCTACTGCACTGATTTCAATCCACTCCCGCGTCATGTCGTCCGCAAGAGTTTCAATGCATGCCCGGATGAGGCCATTCTGCATTAACGAAGAAAGCGCAGCATATCCCATGAAAGATGGGCCAAGCGTTGGATATTGCCCATGTTCGAATGCGTGCTGAATCAGTGTGTAGGAACCACCCACATCCATCGAGTGATCCATTGCAATTATTGCAGCCTCTGGCGCGGCCAGTGTCTTTGCTGGCCCGTACAGAGCTTTAACGTCCGATAGGGTTGGTATATATCCCTGCTGCTCAATCTTATCTCTCAAGCCCTGCGAAAGATTGAAGCGCGTACGCTCAGGGCGCGACGCATCCCGCCGGGCTTTTCGACGTTGTGTTTTAGTTGTCATAAGTTACCGGCGTTGGTTTCTGGCCTGAGCTGCAGCCACAAGGTTTTTATTCATGTTAATTCCTCCAGAGCCACCGCTTAATTCAGTCAGCGCGTAAACCATTGCGTCCAGGCGGTCGGGGGATTTCTTAGCAGTCGCGGGGATGTATTCCATGAGCTGATTTTCAAGGATGTAAAGATTCCCACTGTGGGAGACCTTACCCTGCTCGTAAAGCGCAGAGATTGGCTCGGCGCGGGCATATTTTCCCTTACTTGCATGCACACGAATTATTCGATCGTTAAATCCGGCGTTGCGTAGTGTTTCCTCTGCCATGTCGCCGCCCTGATTTGTCTCAATCACAATCGCATCAGCATCATGGTTTTTGTAGGCATCCATCGCCTTTTTTGCCCAGCCATTGGGGCTGAACTTACCGCTGTAATCCCCATCTACCGTATAAATCCGGTCTTTGCCACCACGGTATGAGGATGCAGCAACTATTCCGGTCTCATCACTCTCGTCACTGTTTGTTGCCTGAGGATCAATCGCAACAACACAGCGTGAAGGCTCCTCGTCGTGGCGAGTCACGTGCGCAGCGTTAATCATCAACTCAGTCCAAAGAGCACCTTCAGCATTAAAACGCCGAGGCTTCTGCATGTACTGCGCTTCAGCGGTGCGGCGATGCGAGAACAGCGATACTCGGTGGGATTCGTTATGCTTGAACGGCCACAGCCATCCATCAGGAAGGCCATGGTCGACGGGTATGGCGTGTGTGTTATCTGGGTACTGTTCGGAATAGCTCTGGCTGTTATCAATCAGCACGGGAAGATTCAGGTGGTGCCACTTCTCGCCGCTGCCACCCCGCAATAGATATCCGCTCAGGTCGTGATAGTGGATGCGCTGCATAATCACTATCATCGGCGTAGTTTCAATCGCCAGGCGTGATTTAATGGTTTCGTTGAAACGGTTGTTAACGCCGTCTCGAACAGTTTCACTGTATGCGTCATCAGGCTTTACGGGGTCATCGATTATCAATGCGCCCTGCCAGCCCGGTTCCATGTGTCCAGCACGAAACCCCGTAACCTGGCCGGCTGCAGATGATGCGTACACTCCGCCGCCGAACTCGTTCCACCACATAGCCTTGCTGTCAGCGTCATCTCGCAAATCCATCGGCCACATCGACTGATAGGCTTTCGACCTAATCATGCCACGTGCGGTTGATGAGTTAAGCAGTGCCAGATTGTGCGAGTACGAAAGATGCATAAAGCGGGCACGTTTATTCAGCGTCAGCCCTCTGCCCATCATGTTGATGGTCGCCAACTCAGTTTTGGTATAGCCCGGGGGAACGTTGATTATCAAGCGGGTTATTTCTCCGCTGATTACGCGGTCGAGCGTTTGCTGAATGACCTTATGGTGCGGTGCGACAATCATCTTGCCGCCGGTGCGTTGCTTAAAGAAGTAGCGAGCGTAATACAGCCCATCCTCTTCGCACTCTAACCGACGGGCATAATTCTTCTGCTCAGCAGTCGTCATCCTCCAACATCTCCCGCCGTGCAGCTTTGTATTCGTCTTTGGTCAGTGTTGCCACTTCAATCGGACCGCCGTTCTTGCCTGTGTGTTCGTGTGTTGCCTGTTCTTTGAATGCCATAACGTTTACGTGCTTGCCCAGCAGCTCAAGGTTTTTCACCTTGTCCGGCCATTTGATTTTCTTGAGCAGGCCAGCAGCATCACCTGCCATCTCTGTAACGTCCATGCCCGTAAGGGTGGTGCGCCAAGTTTTAGGCCAATCCTTAATCGGCTTGAGCTCGCCATTAGCAAGCAGGATGTCGAGCACGTCCATCTGGTCGATTTCAACCAGCCTTCGAAGTACGTAGGCTGCATTGATAGATACTTCCTCGTTGCGTACAGCTTTTAGTTCGGCGATCCTATTCTGGATGTCAGGTTTAGTTAAGTTTTCTGAACCTAATGCGCGGGCGGTCTTTTCGCTGTACCCCGCCCGAATGGCCGCTTGTGTGGCGTTCAAATCGATGAGGTACTCGCGACAGAACATGTCTTGCTTGTCGGTGAGTGCCATATTTTCCAAATGAGATGTTAGATATGAAAAGACTGATAAAGCGTCATAACGAATACGATATGTCACTACTTTCTGATGCGCTTTCTTGTATAGCGGCTAATTGCGAAGATGCATTCCTTATGAGCGGAGCAGTTCCAGGTAAGGATTACACGATGACAGACCTAATGCAGCTGGCGATGGACTATCTAAAAACCACAAAATTCGGCAATAGTATCCATACAAATACCACCATCTGCGGCCAGCAGTGAAGATATGTCAGCAGTCCCCTTTGGTAGATATTCAGAAGGGCGGCCAGTTTTAGCTTTGGTCGCCATTTTGTGTCCTATTTGTTTCTTCCTCGGGCTGAGGCACATAAACCATACTGAGCACATCGTCAGGAGCCAGATATACCCATGAACCATCAGCCAGTGCGATAGAGTAAAGGCCATTGACCATCTCAGGCTGGCTACGAGTCATCAGTCCCTCGTAAGTCTCGCCTGATTTGGTTGTTACGGTGATTTTGTATCTGTCAGGCATATTACTCTCCTGGTTAATCATCATCAGGCGCACTCGTAAATGCACCTTGGGATGGTTACTGTACAGCGCGATACCATGCCTGCCAGCGGTAAGTGTTCAGTCGCAGCTCTCTGACGCACTCTGCAGACGCGACGTCAGCCTGTAAATCCTCATCAGTATCCTTACCGGCATTACTTACCTTGCACGGCGGGGTCATCAAATCCTGGGATATGGTTGGCAGCGTCGATGGCCTGCTGACGCAGCCGGATAGCATCACTATCAAACTTGCACATAGTGCGAGCCGGAGACTGGACATATTTCACCACATCACGGGTAATTGTTCGGTAAATGACTTTACCGCCATCTCTGGCCTTTGCTGCTTTCTGTTCGGTGGGAACCAGTGCAGCATCTGCCTTTTGTTTTTTCTGTGCATAATCTACATTGACCTTGTCAGAGTGCGCATACCAGCCATTTCGGTACCGGATTTCGCCATATCCCACGCTCAGTAAAACCAGCACAGCTATTGCTGCCCTACGCCAGTTATTTGCCAGCCAGATCATGACAGAAACAACTCACGTTCAGCTGCGCGGCGCTTCACAAGTCCTGCCAGCTGCTTTCCTCCAGCATTGACCCATTTGCCGAACTCGTCAGCCGCTCCATGCTGATTACCGGAGTTCAGCTTACGAAGCAGGGTTGATGTGCTCAGCGCACGCAGGCCAAGGTTGTAAGCGAAACTCACCAGCGCATCAAACTGTCCCTGAGTGATTTTCACCTTAAGCAGTTGGTTTACCCCCTGCTCATACTGAACTAAGCCACATTTGAGCAGGCGTTCTGCAGTTGAAAGGTCGATAACCATGCCAGCGGCCACTTTCTTACCGTTAACAGGTTGAGTCCAGCCGTAACCAATCGTCCACACGCCAACGCTGTCCTGGTAGGCTTTCAGTTCGCAGCCCTCGAAACGTTTGATTAGCGCAATGCCTGTGTTACTGATTTGCATCTTCTACCCCGGCTTTTCTGGCGGCCACGCGTTTGATCAGCGCACCGATTGAATCAGTGCCGACATAACCAATAAACACACTGGCGATGTAAGCGAGGTTTGTACTCAGGCCGAGGAAGTCCAGCAGGTCACGGACGAACCAAGCGATCATCGCGCACATAGCAGCATCGATAATCGTTTTCCAGAACTGGCCGCCGTTGTAGCGCCCGCGCAGATAGGCCATCAGGAACGCCAGCGCGGCACCTATGCCCTGCTCTTTTGCAGCCAGCAACGCGGCGATCAAATCTTGTTTATAGGGCATGCGCATGTCTCCCACCTCCATTACTCCGGGTGGCTGTTATATAGGGTTTAAGGAAATAAAGTGCGCCGCCCCGAGCTAACAGGAGTGAGTGAGGGTGATTCGGGAGGCGCAAAAGAAAAAAGGCCGCTTTGTGACGTACTGACTAAAAGATTATCCAAGCCATATTATTTGGCAGTAAACTAAGTCCTATCTTTTTGGATGGAGAATTGATGATGGATGTTTCTGCAACTCTAAAGGCTAAACCTAAGGGTGTCTGCCCTCATTGCAAAAAGATGGTTGAACCTGTCATTCTCGAAGAAAACTTCATCAGGCGAGACAAGTGCCAGTGTCCAGAATGCCAGACAATAGTCTACCCATGCCGAGCACCCAGCTGTTCAAATTTTGCACTCGGAAGAAATAATTATGATGATGAGCTTTGCCCTGATTGTCTTGCTACGGCAATAGCCGAAGCTAAAGAGTTTTATCATGAATCCAAGACAATTTTGCTACCCGTCATACTGATGGGCGCTGCGGGGTTAATCAGTAAAGCACTCAGTGGAAGTGGTGATAAAAAATAGAAAAAGGCCCCGCAATCGCGGAGCCTCGGAATATGGTGCGCCTGTTTATCATCATTGATTATCTGACAATCCATCGAACGGGCGGCGCATTGAGTTGCTACATCTCTAACTGTAGTAGCTCCCCGGAAAACAGCAATAAAAAAAGCCCCAACTTATTAAAGTCAGGGCTTTCTCTATTCATTCGCTCAGTACGCTTTACTTCCCGAGCATATCTGCATTTAGCCAGGTTTATTGCCCAATGTCTTTAACTATTCGTGCTATTACGCCACTAAAGGTAGTATTTCTTTCTCCATTTCGCGCTTAACTGCATAAAACAGTTCTCCTTCAAGTATGTCTTGCGCCCATTCCATTCTATTTCTTGCTTCCTTCGAAGTGATACCGGTGAAGTAAATCAAGCTTGAAGCAATGTTTTGCGCGCTCTTGCACTTACAGTATCGTAATCTGGCTACAGAGCGGATCGGATTATCCCGGCCAAATGTTTTTACTAATACCGATTCTATAAAAGCAGCATCATCTGATTCTTTGGCGAGAGCGATGATATTGCCAGTTGAAGATTGTGGTACAAGTATATCTCTGGCCTTACGGAGTAATTCCTCCCCTCTGTAGCCCTCACAGTGAAGCTCTGAGACGACTTTCTCTATCTGCCTTCCCTTCTGCTCACTCCATTCGCAACGCATCATCAGGCGGCCTATGACGTTAACCTGGCCGCGTTCATATTCGTCGCCAGAAAGGTGATCACCCCATACTGACAAGAGATGCCTAATCCATGCTTGCTGAGAACTGTTAATCGTTTTCCATCCGGTGCCGAACAGCCTTCTCATGTCGGATGCACTTCGCACGCCTGCCAGCCTGACAACCTGCTGATAATCACGTTCGATTCTCATGCCCTTCTCCCTGCGATGTGGCTGAAGTGTTGGAGTAATCGGTAGTCACACATAAAGCTGCCTTTGGTCCGGCACATGCGCAGTAGCAGCCATTTCTTTCTGAGGTAGTCTTTCATGCGTCACTTTCCTTGATATGTAACCGCGGCTCTCCGTCTTTTGGTTCCGGCCAACTTCGCGCCATATTGACCTTCAGCTTCTCTTCCATCGCTGCGATGATTTCACCGTCAGAAATCCCAGCGCGACGCTGTGCATCCCATAAAAGGAACTGCATGTCAGCCCACTCCGAGAGGTCATCAGGTTGCTCAGCCGCCTCAATCGCTTCTTTCGCTAGGTGCTTAAGAGGCCCGACCGGACCAACATTACCGAATGTTTTCTCGGACCATTCAGCGTGCTGTGAGCGGATGATGTCTCTCATCTGCGCCAGTGCGCCGGTTGCATAGTTTTTATCTGTCATGCTGCTGCCTCCTGGGTTGAGTGATTTGGTTAATAGAGCCATTCTCTTTTCTCATATTCTCTAAGCCACCCCTTGGCCCAACGGTATGCCGTTTGAATTCCGTGAGTTCTTTTGTCATCAGCGAAAAGCTTTCGCCTTTCCCAGTAATTCCAGCGCTTAGTTTTTATTCGCCCAGGTATTGAGAAAATTGATATTGATTGGATCAGCGTCAGCCTCATGCCGCACACTCCATTTGACGTTTACGCAATTTCTCGTAATGACGCGCCCGCCGCGTAAAGATGGCCTTTACCCGCTTCAGGTAGTCGATGGTGAATTTCCGGACGGTATTGTCATGCTCGATTCGCTCAACCCTTTGCAGGCCAAACTTATCGATGAGGTTGATGCGGTATGGAATTGGATTTCCTGAAAGGTCGCGATTACAGTGAACGCAACTGGCGTTGTTGTTGAAAACATTGAAGCGTAGCCATGGTGCTGCACCACGTGACCGGTAGTGACTGGCGTCTACCGCCCCGCCTCTTACGCCGTAATTCAGTTGCCTTCCGCATGAGATGCAGGGTTTTCCATAGTCACGCCAGAATATGAATTTATTAACCGCCGCCTGAGCCTCTCTGTTCCATTCCGGCTTACCCTTAAGCTTCTCTCTTCTCTCTCTCAAATCGTCGCGCTGTAACTTCTCCTGCTTTCGTATTTTACGCGCCTGCTTCTCAGCTTCCTGCTGACGTGAAAACGCCAGACCGCATTGCCAGTCAGAGCAGACTTTTTGAGTGGATGACCAGGGGAGGTATTCAGTTGAGCAGATGGGGCATTTCTTTGGCTTCGGTTGTTTTGGCTTAATCGCCTTCGCCATCTTCCCTCCTCACTATTTCAATAACTTCATAGCCGTTAAGCTCGTAGAATGCGCAGCAGTCGCTACAGCACCATGTCTCGTCAACACTTAGCGGTAGTCCACAATCAGCACAGATGCTTTCAGCTTCCATTGCCCACCTCCTTTTGCTCGTCAAACCACATCAGGAACAATAAGCAGCACACTGCGTGCGCCAGGTGGGGTAAGTTGCTTTCACTGTCGTTTGACTCTCCCGACCACCAGGCAGTGATGTGACGAATCGACGCATCGAAATAACGCTGTCTGGCATCAGGCACTGTTTTCCAGTTGTCTACTGCGTACTTGGCTACCCCAAATTCAAGAACGGACACGACAGTTTTAATGGCATTTAACGGCAGCAGGCTAAACCTCCATTTCCCCGAGTCATGCTTAGTTGTCATATTCGGCTCCACATAGGGTTCTGCCAGCGCCGGCTCGGGCGAGGCTCAGTTTTCTCTTCGGGCAATAAAGCGCTTACCGTCCATGACTTGTAGTCAGCGGCAAGATGCTTTTCGACTTTGATATTGAGGGATTGATACTTGCGGATTAGTTCGTTGGCTTCTTCGGTGGTGCAGTCAGGCTGATGGTGCCAGCTCATTTTCATGGCCTTTCCTCCCTGCACTTTCACCCCACGCGCCACGGTGAACCATGAGGACGCCATTGACGATTGCGTGAAATCTGGCTTCTTTGTCGCGATGGTACTTTCTGATTGTGGTGCGGTTAGACTTGAGAATCCTTGCCAGTTCTGCCTGATTGCCGCGCGTCTTTATCAATAATTCGGGGATTGTCTGGATGTTTACATTCATGCTGCACTCCTTCGTTCTAATTACCGGTTCGCACGATCAACTGACGTACCGCTTAATCATGGCGCGGCAGGCGCTCTCGCTCAGGCCTGTTCGCTGCCGGATGACATTCCATGTAAGCCCCATGCTGCGAAGCTTCAGGATTCTGTTGGCTTCTTCCTGCGTGTGTTTGGTGTACTTGCCAAGTCTCATGCTGCACTCCCGAACCGCGCTGCCCACTCTGCTGCCTGAGATGATTCATCGCTGAATTTGACGTTGTGCTCCGCACCAAAGGCATGCATGAGCGTAATTAAATCCTTCATTTCACTGACGCGCATCTTGCTGGTTGACTGCCCCAGCACCACAAAGCCACCGTCGATACCAGGAACTGTTTCCTGCTTCTTAAGCGCGGAGGTAAATACGTTCTTCCAGCTTTGAGTGTCCATTTTTCGCCCATACCAGATAACCTGCCGGGAGATGTCGTTTAAACAACTCCAAAGCATGCGGTTTTGCGCAAGGCTTCTGGTGTCTTCCTGGATGATTATTTGCAGTGGCTTTGCGGGGTTGATGGGCAGTTGCTGAATGGCGGTAATGCAGTTTTGTCGGATGTTGGTGTCACGCAGCAGGAACGTCATTTTCTCCATCAGCTTCACCTTTAACCAGTGTAAGTTTCGGCCTGTAATCAGACAGGGTAATTGTCATTTTCTTCTGCTCAAACTCATGGATGTATTCGGTTTTATCCCCTGCATCCATAAATCCCATTACATAACTGAGCATGTAATTAAGAGGGTCTACACCTGAGCGGTGCATCATGTCGATTGCCTGCTCCATTTTTTCATATGCTTTGCTTGCTCTAGCCATTACTCATCTCCTTTAACGGTTATCCCGGAAATCAGTGGTGTCCATCCATCGACCTTTGCAAAGAAGAGCATTTCCTCTTCTCCCCCTTTGAAATCATCTGGACTGACTGCGCTTCCGTGATGTGTCATGTAGGCAACAGCTTTCCCCGCCTTCCTGCTGGCCTGCCATGCTGACCACGCAATATTGTGTAGGCGGTGGCGTTCAATCATCGTCATTGGTGCGACCTTGTCCAGCCATTCGTTCTTGAACCATGCCTCAAACTCTTCTCTGCTCTTATCCACGCTTACCTCCCACCCATCGCCAAATAAAAAGGCCAACAATCAATGCTGGCCCTGTCGTTAACTCTGTTATGTAAAGTGGTAGCATCACTCCCCCTTCATTGGCGGCTCTGACAGCGGCTTCCAGTGAGTTACCGGTCGCAGCGTATCCAGCGCGTGTTTCGTTCCACTACAACGCTGCCAGTCATTGTCAGGCCAAAATCCCCGCCAGCGCCATACACCTACGTCGTGACCATCGCTGACCTGCACTGCCTGGCCGCGTTCTGGTGATTTTTCGCTACAGCTAATCCAGTTGCTCATCACTCCCCCTCATTCATCAGGTTTAGCGCCTCGCGCAGCGCAGCATTCATGGCGTCATCCACACATTCATAATCTGCAAGCCTTACTATTGCTGAGTCGCAGCCTCTTCCGCCGTGAGTTGGATAAGTCGCAGCGGCGCAATCGCCGAACGTAAGTAGGGGTTTGTTAATTGAAACGGTAATGCCATGCTTCACCGCCAGCTGACGAATTTCTTCATCGCTCATTTTGCTGTAATCAGTCACGATGCTCTCCTTTCTGCTTAATGACGGGTACGGGTGGGGCGGTGTACAAAGGGTTTACATAATGCCTGGTGGCGGTTGATGAGATTTTCCCGCCACACTCGAACAAACCATCTTCATAACCGAAAGCCACTGGTTCCGCAGTAAGCGCTGCAAGGGCGATGTTCATCAGCTCAACCATGTATTGCTTTCCATCTGCACACTTCCATCGCTTAACTTCAATCATCGCCAGCCCAATCAGGTCTTCCCGCTCCTGCTCACTCAGTACAGGCATGCTATATTCACTCATTGGTAGCTCCTTCTGATTCCTGCTGCTCAATCGCTGCAATCAGCAACAAAACGTTCTCCGGGTTCGCTGTTGCGATAAATATCGCATCGCGTTTCTCTGCCACGTTTGCCAGCACATCTTCTTTTCCACCGAGTGAGAAAGGGCTATTGGTGATGCCGTTAAATAGCATTGATGTCCTGCGCCACTCACCAGGCGTTGCGTTCTGCGCTGCGGATTTAATTTGCTGCAACAACTCTGCTGTTAGCTTCTTCATTGCCCTTCCCCTTGCTTAGCTGGCTAGACCTATATGCCAGTGAACGCATAACGAGCTGCTCCAGTTTTCTTGATAATTCCGCTATCAACTCCATCCCTAATAACGCGCCCTGCACGGATATAGCTTGCTGAATCAACGCTGTCATCACCGAAGTAATCTGTTATTGCCTCCGCTACGTCTGCTCTGCGGAACTTGGTACCCTTCAATGAGATAAGTTTTTCAATTCTTGGATCTGTCATGATTTCATCTGCCCGGACTTAAACTGAGACTTCAAGGGTAGATAAATACACCGATGAACGAACGGGATAAATTCTGCGAAGAAGTTATTATCCGTGGCCTGCCGGTAGCCTGTTACCTGGTCGACCATCGCCTCAAGACCATTCCTCGGCTGACGTGAAGGACTGACAACGTAGAGTCGGCAGAACTGAGAGACCAATTCATCCTCTTCGAGGCAGGGTTCAAGAACGTGGTAAAAGGCCGGGTCTGCTAGTAAGTCCATCATGATGCTTCGGGGTAATCCCTGAATTGCTGTCATACTCCTGCTCCTGTTTCAATGCCTGACTTCCAGAAGAAATATGCGCTGTCCACCGAAGGGTCTGCGTAACCGAGGTATGTGCGACTCATGCTGTGTTTGTTGCCGTGTACACTCCGGTACAGGCGCTCAAATCTGATTCGTAGAGCGTCCATCATGACCTCCGGGGAAGATTGAGTTTTTTACGAATTTCGGCCAAGTGGTTCAGCGCCTTTTCGTTTCCTGTGGGGCAATGAAGATGCGGCAGTTGTGGTCTCGGTTCCGGGATAGATTCCCCTGCCTCGATACGGCGTGACATTTTCCGCAGTTCGTCAACACAACGCTTTCTGACTTCGCTGTCACTTAGGTTGAAAGATCGCATCTGGTTGTAGACGGCGGTGATCATGTGGAAGCACGGCGCGCTTTTCCACGGGTATTTCTCGCTACTGTCGTACATGCCACGGTCTCGGCAGTACAGTTTGAACATGCTGTAAAGCTCATCTTCATCAGGCAGGCCATAGGCGCGGTGCTCACCCTGCTTACACCAATCGATAAACTGACCAGGCGATGGCAGGAACGGTGAGCCACTGGCGCGGGCCAGCTTCATGCCTGCCGATAGCTGCTGTTTGTTATGAATGCCGTTCTCTGCAAACGCGGCGATCCACTGGCGCTTTGCTGAGGCTTCGTCATTCGGGTTGCGCCATGCAGTGCTTACCGACGCCGGGAATACCTGCTTCAGGTTTGAAAACAGGGCGTCTACCAGGCGCTCAACGTCTTCATGCACTCCACGTTCAACCGGGCGCGGACCATCACCTGCGATGCGAGCCAGTGCGCCTGAATCACGATTCTGAACTGCTGATACAAGATTTCTCATAGGAATTCATTCTCCCAGGCTTCGCGGCTGTTCCAGTGCGGTTTTTTTTCGTCAGTTGGTGCCTTACGGGCTGGATACTTTGGCTTGAATAGCCCCTGGTAACCGTTGGCAATGCTTGTGTTAATCACTTCAGCTGGGTTGTGACCTTCGTCAAAACATTCTTTCAGGAGGTTGAAGGCCTTGGTGACAGTGATCGCTGTTTTGATTGGCTTACGGGACTGGCTCCGGTACTGAACCCATTCAGACCAGGCATTGCTGTCGAGCCACTCAGGAATATCTATCGATAGAGGGTCACACCCATTCGATTCCCCCTTGGGGGATTTAGGGGGTTTTAATTTTTTATCTGTCTTTGGAAGAATGTCTTTGGTGTTCCCCGCTTTCAGGGATGGCGCTCCCTGATTCTGGGGATGGTTATACCTGTTTTCGGGGATGGTTATGGTTTCACTTTTTTTAGGGGTAGCTGCCACAGACGCCGGCTTCTCGTAAGTCCATTTTTTCAAATCTGTATTGATGCCGATATAGCGTGTCTGCCCTATGCGTCTCAGGGTCAGTATCTGACGCTCTGCAAGGTTGTTCACTGCTTCCGATGAGTGCTTAACACTCAAGTTGGTTTTGTCAGCAATGAGGCTATTCGTTATCCGGTCCTCTTTTTTCGACCATCCATATGTCAGGCGGATAATTGAATTCAGGACGCGGAATTCACGCCCAGATAATTCAACTTTGCAGAGTGCATCCTGAATCTGATTTGCCAGCCGCAGATAGCCGTTTTCAAGGTCGGCCACTTGACCTCCTGACTTATCTGATATGAATTGCTTGTTAACGAAGTCGACGCGCATGAGGTTAGAATTCATCTAATTCCTCCGGCAGTAACAGTGTGAAATTATTATCTACGAAAACTACAGCGCCCCCGTTTCGGGTAAGGTGCTTAACCACCTCAGCACCAAAGGTTGCAAGCCTTGCGTAGGTCTCATGCTCACCACCGTAAAACGAAATACCTAAGTCATTCATCACAGATGTTTTATCTAACCTCCCAAACTTCTCGAAGGAGATAAGGTTATATTTGTCTGTGAGATCATTAACGGTGATAGCACTCCCGTCAGGGATGACAGAGGTACATATTTGGATGATTCTCTCGACAGGGCATTGGAAAAACTCCCTGTCTTCATTGATTCGATATCGTGCAAGTTGACGATGAATTTCTTTCTCATGAGCATTCGGATCGTCGGATATAAAGCTTCTTACTACTTTAAACTTCGTTGGAACTCCTGTAGTTCCAGAAAGCTCTTTTGCGCGCTTTTCTGGATGCGTAGTCGTAAGCCCAATCTTAAATATTCCGGGCATTGAGGGGTTAGATAACACATACACCCATCCCTTTGGTTGAAAGCTATCTGGGAAAGGCATTTCATCGCTTATAGGTGGCTCTTGAAGCCAATTCTCAATCTGTGTCATAATTACCCCTGTGAATTGATCCAGTCTTTTCGCATCAGGCCTCGAAGCTGTTGACGCAGCTCGGGGCTTTTTCTTTTGGTGACATCGCGTTTATCGTGTCCTGCACCAGTCGCCCGACAGGGCTTACTTCCCATGCCAATCTTGCCGTGCAGATAACAGCCGCAATAAACCGCCAGTCAGCACGGCTTATCTTCGATTCGTGACAGCCAACATTCTTGGCGAATTCCCTTCCTGTTAAAGCCGATACCGCCAGAAGCAGATCGGTTTCTGTGCGGTCGATTTCACGCTGTGATGGTTTGCTGTAATTTGCTGATTCCATAATGAATACTTGTCCTTAATGAATAGTTAGTTACGTGTGTGCACCGTGGGGTGCCACATTGTTTGGTAGGGACGAAGCATCCCTGGTTAAGTTGTATAAAGAGCGGTGGTGCTTATGCTGCTAACGATTGTTTTTTGCTGATTTCTAAGATCTGTGTGGCAGTGAACCGGCCTTCGGATGCTTTTGCGATCAGTTCTGCGTAATTCGTTTCCCCAGTAAAATCAGTTCGGGGAAGAGTTCCGCGTTCAATCCATTTGTAAATGGCCTTCGGCGTGCGACCGCAAGCGTTAGCAACCACCGAGACTTTTACTAACTTGATAACGTCTCCAAGAGCAGGTGTTTGCA